TAATGGCTGGCCTCACCAATCGCCGCAAGGCAGAGCGAGAAGTCTTTTTATCGTGAACACGGGGAACCTATGAACTATCTCATTAACCGGCTAAAAGAGCCGTCAACATGGCGCGGCATCATCCTGGTCATTGCTGGCGTATTTGGCTACCAGATGCCTCCCGGCATTCAGGAAACCGTCATCGCTGGCGGCGTAGCGCTGGCTGGCGTTGTTGGTGCGGTGATGCCGGACAGTGTTAAGAAATGATCGCGCGATAGGCATTGCAGAGCCACTTCCAGAGGTGGCTCGATAATGTCACAACGAGGTGAGTCATATGCGCACAACTGGAATCCTAATGGCGGAAATTACGCTTCGCCCATACATGAAGCCGCTACTCATCCTTTCAGTGCTTTTGCACTGGGGCTGGCTCACTAAGAAGTGTATCCGGATTGTCCCTGTAATTGGCAAGCAGGCATAATTATAAAGTTCTCCAAATGGTGCATTAAAAGCGCCATTGACAGAGTTTTATGTAAGTTTGTTGATGCCTCGGTGTCGAAATTACCGAGCAAGTATCTTCGGTGGCCAGAGGATTGTTCTGCATGACTGAAAATGAAAATCGCAGACCATTCCCTCCCGTCAACTTCACTGGCGAAAACTGGCTGCCTTATACCCGGCTGATCCCTGCCACCGAAATCGGCGAATGGGTAAATCAGAACATCCTCTCCGAAGAAGGCCAAATCCATAACCCTGACCATACGCACCTGGTCGACGCTGATGTCGCGTTCATGTGGGCTTCTGGCTCATTCGCCAAAAGCGGGCGCATTGTACTGGGCCAGTGTGAGCAGGTAATGATGCGCGCCGGCGGCTGGCAGAAATCCCGCATGGAGCAGCAGATGCATGAATGGTTCGGTCGCATACCTAAGTTCATCATCACCCTGGCTGCCGACTACTGCGAGCAATGTAACGATCTGGAGTTCTGCGCTCTGGTTGAGCATGAGCTTTACCACATAGCCCAGGCTACCGATGACTATGGCGCGCCGAAGTTCAACAAAGAGACCGGAATGCCGGTGCTCAAACTTCGCGGCCATGACGTCGAGGAATTCGTTGGCGTTGTCCGGCGTTACGGCGCCAGCAAAGATGTACAGGAAATGGTGGATGCGGCGAACAGGCCGGCGGAGGTTGCTCATATCGATGTTGCCAGAGCGTGCGGGACGTGCATGCTGAAACTGGCTTAATAACTGGACTGTACTGGACGGATGGTGAAACATGGCTGCACTAAAACCAGAGGTGAAAGCCGCCATTGTTCAAATGCTTGCGTGCTATGACACGCCTTCGCAGGTGGTCGAGGCTGTCCAGAAAGATTTCGGTATCACCATCACCAGGCAGCAGGTTGAAACTCACGACCCGACAAAGGTTAGCGGGAAGACTCTCGCCAAAAAATGGGTCGACCTCTTCAACCGCACCCGCGACCGATTCCTCAACGAAATTTCCGACATCCCGATCGCCAACAAAGCCTATCGCCTTCGCGTCCTGCAGCGAATGTCTACGACTGCCGAAGGTATGAAAAATCTCGGTATGACAGCTCAGTTACTGGAGCAGGCAGCAAAAGAGGTTGGCGATGCCTACAGCAACAAGCAAAAGGTGGAGCTAACCGGCAAAGACGGCGGCCCGCTGAATCAGGTGACGTACACCGCTGAAGACTATGCGAAGGCCCAGCAGAAGCTGGAGGGAAGGTTAGAAGGGCTGGACTGATATGAGCGGAATTATCGAATGGGATGACCTGTCATTCCCGGAGCGCGTGATCATCCGTTCAAAATCCACGAAGTCATTCCTGAACTTCACCCGAATATGGTTCGAACTGATTCAGGGCGATCGGCTGCTGGTTAACTGGCATCACCGCCTGATGGCTTCAAAAATTGATGATCTGCTTGCCGGGCGTCTTGTCCCGCGAAACCTGATTATCAACATCCCGCCAGGCGGTACGAAAACTGAGTTCTTCTCCATTCACTTCCCGGCGTATGTCAACGCCCTGGTGCAGGAGAAGCGGCTTAAACGCTTTCGCAACCTGAATATCTCTTTTGCTGACACGCTGGTAAAGCGTAACAGCCGGCGCCCCCGCGACATTATCGCCAGCCGCGAATACCAGGAGTTCTGGCCCTGCTCGTTTGGTGTCAACCAGGCGGAAGAGTGGGAGATAAAGGACGAACGAGGGCGCTCTATAGGGCAGACGGTATCGCGCTCAAGCAACGGGCAGATCACCGGTGGTCGTGGTGGCTACTACGGACCAGAGTTCTCCGGCATGGTAATGCTGGACGACTACAACAAGCCGGTTGATATGCTCAGCGAGTCCCGGCGCAAAAGCGCGAATACGCTGCTGGTAAACACCATTCGCTCACGCCGCGGCGATAAGTCAAAAGAGCACCCGACGCCATTTGTAAGCATTCAGCAGCGTCTGCACACCGACGACGCAACAGGCTTCATGCTTGCCGGCGGAATGGGCGTGCCGTTTCACCATGTCGCCATACCGGCCATGATCGACGAGAAGTACATCCAGTCGCTCGATGAGCCATGGCGCTCGCTTTGCTGGGAAACGGTCAAAGATACCGATTCTGTGGTCGTTGGTGGCGTTCGATACTGGTCCTACTGGCCGCAGATGGAGGACGTCAACGACCTCCTGCAACTGTGGGAAAAGGATCGCTATACCTTTCTGTCGCAATACCAGCAAAACCCGATGGCGCTGACTGGCGGGATCATCGACACCAGCTGGTTCAGAACGTATACCACCCTGCCGAAGCTTACGCACCGCGCCGTGTACGTTGATACGAACAGCGGGAAGGTAGAGGACTGGCTGGATTACACCGTGTTTACGCTGGTTGGCATGGGTGTCGATGGCAACCTGTACATCATCGACGTCGTTCGCGGCCGGTGGGACCCGGAAGACCTCCTGAAGAAAGCGGAAGAGGTTTGGGAAAAGTGGCGGATGGCGGGGACGATGCGAATCATGCCAATGCGCCACATGGCAATCGAAGAGAAGCAGGCCGGGCAGGGACTTATCACTACGTTGAAAAAGCGAAGCACCACTCCCGGCCAGATAGCCATACCTGTTAAAGAAATTCCCCGCGGTACCGGTCAGAACAAGTTGGTTCGATGCCTTAACGTTATCCCGCAAATCAAAACCGGGAAAGTGTTTGTCCCCGCGACGCACACCGAAGACGGACAGAAGCTTTCCAGCATCTTCTACGAGGACGGCACGATCGCAGGCTCAACGGAGTGGGTGCTGACGGCGATGACGGAATGCGCTGCTTTCTCCGCTGATGACAGTCACGACAACGACGACATCCTCGATACCTTGATGGACGCAATCGACGACAACCTGATTTCCGGCCCGCAGCCGATGGTTATCGACCCGAATCAACTCAGGAGAATTTAAGTGTGGTGGTTTAAAAAGAAAGAAGTCGCCGCGCCTGAGCCGGCAAAAGAACCAGAAGCGCCGAAGGTCGGGATCAGGCCAGAGGCCGTGGCCGAAGTCCGCGCATCACCGAAAAGAGAGTTTCAGCGCTACGAACCGCCGAAAGGGGTCATCCCCGAGGCTATCAAAAGCGCCATTCTGGCAATGGACTCCACGCCTTACGATGCTCTCAATGCTGCGTATGGCGGTTACGGCTACGGCGACTTTGATAGCTTTCCCGGATACCCGTATCTGGCCACTCTGGCGCAGAAGCCTGAATATCGCAAGATGGTCGGCACCATCGCGGAGGAAATGACCCGCAAATGGATAAAGCTCAAAACTGTCGGCAATGAAGACAAGGCGGATCGGGTAAAACAGCTCGAAGAGGCCATGAAGCGGTTTAAGGTGCGCGAGCGCTTTAAAGAAGCCGCAGAGCATGACGGCTACTTTGGCGGCGGCCAGATTTACATCGACGTTCGTTCGCCGCGGGGCATCTCCGCATGGATGGACGACAACGAGCTGCAATCGAAGCTCTTCATGAGCGATAAGAAGATCACGAAAGGCAGCCTGCAGGGGTTCAGGGTCATTGAGCCTATCTGGACCTATCCGGGGATTTATAACTCCGACAACCCGCTGAGCCCGGATTTCTACAAGCCGACTCAGTGGTTTGTCATGGGCCGGACCGTACATGCAAGCCGGATGATTGATTTCGTCTCGCGGCAGGTGCCGGATCTGCTGAAAGCATCGTATAACTTCCGCGGCCTGTCTCTCTCGCAGATCGCCGAGCCTTACGTCAATAACTGGCTTCGCACCCGCGACAGCGTCAGCGACATGATTCACTCGTTCTCAGTTCCGGTAATCGGAACAAATATGAGCACGATTCTGCAGGGCGGTGGGGCAGATAGTCTTCTGGCAAGGCTTGATGTCTTCAACCGATGCCGCGATAACCGTGGCGCATTCGCTAAAGACAACAACCCTACCCAGCCAGAAACGGTTGAGTTCGTTAACGCCCCGCTTAACGGTCTGGATGCCCTGCAGGCACAGTCGCAGGAGCAAATGTCTGCGGTTTCGAGCATCCCGCTCGTCAAGCTGCTGGGAATTACTCCAAATGGCCTTAACGCAACGTCTGACGGCGAAATCCGCGTTTTCTACGACTACATTCACGCCCTGCAGCAGTCTGTTTTTAAAGACAACCTGAAGCGCGTGATGGACATCATTCAGCTCTCTGAGTTCGGCGACATTGACGATGGCATAACCTTCGACTTTGAGCCGCTGTACGAAATGAGCGCTAAAGAGCGGGCGGAAATTCGCAAAGTAGACGCTGACACGGACGCTGTCTATGTGGCCGCCAGCGTGCTCTCTGGCAACGAAGTCCGTGAAAAAATTGCCGGTGACCCGGACTCGCCCTATCACTCTCTGGACCTGAATGATGACCTCGAAATCGAAGACGACTACGACGAAGAGGAAGAGCCCACCGTGACAGCTAATGACTCGAATCAGATGAATGGGTATGCAAGTGTTAAGCCCGATGCAGAAACGGCGTCTGCCATATATTCGCACCTTGAATCTCTTGGCATAAATAATTTAATCGCCCCGAGTGACATGCATGTAACGCTCATGTACTCACGCAACAAGCCAATCACGGTAGATGCTGACCCTGTTAGGGTTTATGAGGCACAAATTAGTGGCGATATCGAAATTATGGGCAAGGAGCCTTGGCGAGCCTTGGTTATGCATCTTGAAAGCCCTGACCTGCAAAAGCGTTTTGCGGAGCTGAAGGCCTCTGGTGCAGAACATTCATACCCAGAATATCGCGCTCATCTTTCCATTAAATACAACCCCGAAAATGGCGACTTGCAAAAGCTGAAAGATACTCCGCTACCCATCAAGGTTATTCGTCTGGATGGAGAGGAGTTTAAGCCAATATAGGAATTCCTGATGACCGGAAAGAAAAAGCCAAAAACTATCCGGCCTATCAGGCCTAACGCTGGCGTCGAAGCATGGTACCGCCGACAGCTTGATAAGCAGGTGCAGGAAATGCAGGCATCTGTTGTCTACTGGCTGTCGGCAAACTATCGGGCCAGCGGCGCGGCTGTCGCCATGGATGCATCACCTGCAGTGATGATGCGTAATGCCATGCAGAAACTGGCTAAGCGCTGGACGCGGCGGTTTGATGACATGGCGCAAAAGCTGGCCGACAGGTTCGCTAACGACGCCATGAAAAACGCGGATGCTTCACTGGCCACAGCCTTCAAAGATGCGGGGTTTACTGTCGAGTTCAAGATGACCTCGCAGATGAATAACGCTCTTCAGGCGACCATCGCCGAGAATGTCGGCCTTATCCGATCC